TAGGTACAACCAATTCAACATCATTACCTGTAATCCTCTTGGCTGCAAACATATTGTCCCATGCAGACTTTTCATCAAATGTAGAATCTACGATTGAATCTGGAGAAGATTCATTTGCATAAGGAACATGATTACCAATGAAAACATAACCAACAGTCGCTGGTTCTGGTTCAGAGAAAGACTCTTTGAATTGTTCTGCGTTATTAAACGACAGTTTTTTGGAAGTATAATTAGTTGCCATAGAGTTATTTATGTAATTATTACGAGGGTTTGGTCATTAGCAGTTTGTGTAAATGCAGAAGATACTGTTATTACACCATTACTGAATATACTATTAACTGTTCTGACTTCTGAGTTAACAGCAATTTGTGTACCTATCGTAAGAACATTGTTTGTATTTGAAATATTGAACTTTGTATTTGTGCCTGTAACAAATATATTTCCAGTAAATACATTAACCGTACCCGAAATAGTTTTAGCAGGAACAACAAGAGTCGTTGATAAATTATTAGCTGCAATCGTTTCATCAATCTTATACTCTGCATATTGTATAAAACCAGCTGGATGAACTAGATTTTTAAATATTTCTTTAAATTTACGGAATTCAACCGATGACGATAGAACATATGAATAATCCACATAGTATTCACGGCCTTGCACAACTCGCTCAGAGGCTGAAAGAATACCTTCTGAAGTTGTCCAACGACCAGGAATTGTTACATATGTTGATTCAATAACACCATTTGCTTGAGCAGTACCATCACCAGAACCTGTTAAAACAATTTGTGGAAGAAACTTATAACCAAAACCACCAGCAGTAATACGAATATTTAGAATTTGACCTAACGGGCTTGTGGATTGACCAGACAAACTCTCGCCATCACCCATCAAAGCTGAAACTGTTAAATTAGCATTTGCGCCATTTGATGATGATACTGTTATTGTTGGTAATTTATCAGCTACATAGTTTTGACCGCCAATTAAATGCTGACCATGTTTACCAATAGGTTTATTTGTTGAAGCTTTACTAAAATTAACATTAACATTAAGTGATGTATTTGATGTGATTGTGTTAATAAATCGTGATTCATTATTAATCATGATTCTGTCACCAACTCGTAGTGCAGTTTGGAATAATGTATTTGTTCCAATAACTGTTACATTTGTTGTACCAAAAGTATTGGCAGTACCAACAATTCTTGATGGTTGAAACTCAACTTGTGTAATCGCACCATTTGAAGATACATTTGTTATGGCTGCAGCTGCTCCAATACCAAATTGCATTTGTTTATTGCTAAACGATAATTCATCACCAATTTGATATCCGTTACCACCATTGTTTATAGCAATTCTACCTAATGAACCCGAACTCAATACAAAATGAGTTGTTGAATTTGCTGTGTATTGAGCTGAATCAGCATCAAGTGTTGGTACGGTTGCAAATGTTGTATTTGAAAATAAAATTGCAACATTAGTAATAGCACCAATAGAAGTTATTGTAGTAAAAGAAAATGCATCAACGAGTTTGGTATTTGCATTCTCACCACCAGGTATAGCAGAAGAATTAAATCCATAATTTGCATCGGAAATATTAATTGTTGCAAGATCAGCACTTCTATCCGTGTTTACAGTAAAACTGTTTGCTGTGTTTTGGCCACTTGTGTCAACACCATCTATTGCCAACACCAATGCGGTATTCGCAGCAAGACCAACCACATTAACATTTGATCCAACTTTGAATCCTGCACCACCAAAAACAGCAGTAACCTTATTTACAAATCCAGAAAACACTTCTGATACAATAGCCTGTGCATCTTCTGAAGCTCCGCCGCCGGTAATTACAACAGTATCTCCAACATTATAGCTAGAACCACCATTAAGAATAGTAATTCCACTTAAATTAGATAACCCTAAAATTTCAATTGTGATTAAAGTATCATCTTCAGGATCAATAATACTTACTGTTGCAGATTCACCATTTTCAAATTCACCAACCAAAGTTTTAGAACTTACATATATTTCATATGCAGGTACACCATTAACTGTTCGTTGAGTTACTTTCTCAATAAGAGCATATGCACCAGAAGTTTTACCAATTATTTTTCTATTTGTTAATAATACAAAATCAAAAGTGTCGTATAAAACTTTAATTACCGAATTGTTGGCTGGCGCTGTAGTAAAAACCAATTTTCTCAATTCTTTTTTAACAGCATAACCTGATGTTTGTTCAATGTCATTAACATAAACGGTAACATCATCATATGCAGCTATCTGAGCTAATTTAAATGTTTTTTCTGTGCCGTTGCCTGTGTATGTGCTATAAACATCTTGCGAAGCTCTAAAATTATTTTCAATTATCCAATTACCCGAAGATAGTTTTAGAACATTTGTTTTTGGTTTAAGTATTTCAACTTCTTCATTATACAACAATCTGAATAATAACTTAAATGATTTTTCATTACCTTTTGCAAGATATAAAGGTAACACACTTTTCAACAGAATGGATTTGTCAACCGATACATCTTGAGGAAATAAATTTGCATAAGTATTGAAAAAGTTTTCTTCAAAATCAGCAACAGAAGAATCCACATCAGTAAAATATCTTGCCTGTTTTGATTTGGTTACAAGGTCGTTTAATTGTGTGCCTTGTTTGTTTTCCAAATACTCATAGTATGCTTCTAGAAAAGCAATAAAATTAGGATGTTCTTCACGAACGAATTCTGGTAACTGACTATTAATCAGTAAAGAAGTTGCTTGGTCGGTCATTATGTATTACTTTTCTTTTCAAGCTCTGTTAAAATAGAAACTGGATCATCTGCGTCAATAGTAACAATCGTATCTCTTGTTGATTGAATAATACCTTTATCTGATTGCATTGTTAACCTTACAAGGCCATCATCAGAATCAACTGTTAGAAAATTGATACTAGTAATAGTTATAATACCATTATCATAATCAATTGTTCCTACATTTGAATTTATAATCTGTCGTTGTGCTAAGCTATCAAAATAAATTGTTCTTAGTGTGCCTGAACGGCCATCAATAACAGCAACAGCTTCTGCTCCAAATCCACTTCCACCGGTAATTGTAATGAGAGCTCTTGTGTAATCAACACCACGATTAACAATATCTATTTTTTGTATTTTACCGTTTACAATAACAGCTTCAGCTGTTGCACCAGTACCGTCACCACTAATTGTTACTGTTGGTTGTGTTACATATCCTGATCCAGAATTAATAACTTGAACCTCTGATACTCCAGTAAATGATTGTGGAGTTTCTTCAAAGAAAGCAATTCTACTAATTCCAGTAATATCATTTACGGTAAATGGTGTTGATGTTAGTTTATTAGTCGTTGTTCCGCGGAATAATGGAACATTATATTCAATTGTATAGTTAGCTGATTCATTTAATTTTGGCTCAAATCTTTTTTGCACTCTAACGGACATTTCAGAACCAACAATTGAATTTCCGTTTGTTGCATCAATAATTTCCTGTAACCTTGATTGAATAAATGTTGAATTGAATTTATCCAAGTTTGTTGTTTTGTATAATAAAATAGCCTGTTTAATGTTATTCTTAATTGTCTGCTCGTCTAATGCCGTTTTCTTTGTGTTATACTGAACTACATTTTCAAGAAGTATATACAAAAATTGAGGGTCACGAATTTCTGCCTGAACAGAAACAATAGCTTTTGGACTAATAATATCATCAATGATTCTTTGTTTTTCAGTTTCAGATATAAAATAATTTGTTTTTGGTTTTAGTGCAATATAAACTTTACCAAATACTTTAGGTATATTATCTTCTCCACCCCAAACAGACAAACTATCTACACTTGGATATTTACTTTTAATATATGATTCATAATCTTTAACTGTTACAAGCCTATTTTGTGTTGCATATTGAGCAGCAGCTGAAAATTTAATAGAGTCCACAGATTCGTTAATTGAACCACCTGCAGCTACATCAACCACATCAATCGTGAAGGTTGAATATGTGCCAATATTATTTGTTCCAATAAAAGATTCTGCTTCATTTGCAAGGTCTCCTTTTGTAACCAAATATGTAACGGTTACAAAAGCACCATCAGGCAATTTTTTACCAACAACATCATCACCAAAATATATTTCATAATTTCCATTTCGGCCTTCTTGTAAAAAGAAAACTTCACTATCAGATGTTACTTCTAAAACATCATCAACTTTTGAATAAATGCTTGATGCTGTATTTGAAGAATTTGGTTGAACTGAAACCGAAATTGTTGATGTATCTATCGTAGAGTCTCTTAAAACAAAAACATTTTTTGGGTTGCTAGTTTGGTTATGTGTATAAACATAGCTAACCAATTGACCCTCATATATTTCTACATTTTCAAAAAAGAAAGATGCATCTGATTTTGTGGCTGTATATTGTCGTAATGTTGTGAAGGTGTATGAAGTACCATCAATCAAATTGGATTGTAGTGTATACCCCTTTGGAATAGTTACTTCTTCAGGAGTTGTTGTACCGGAATTGATTGTTACATTGATAACAGCAATAGGTGCTGTATATGAATATGGTGTGTAATTCAACATCTTAGCGTGAGACACAACCGAATCTCTTAGAATAGATGTATCTAAGAATGATTCATTAGCAACCATATTTAAATAATATGCATTGTAATGTGTGTTGTATGCCAACAAATCAATTAAAATATTTAAACCAGCACCCTCAAAATCATAGTCTTGAAATGTTGTTTGTTGTTTTAAAAAACTTTTTAAATTTGTTTTGATTTGGTCAAAATCAAGTTCCGTTACACGGAGTCTATTAGCCATTTTATCTTATCCGTTGCAGCAAAAATCTTATTGTTATTGGTTCGGTTCTATTAATAATATCAAATTGAAGGTATATACCAAATGCATTATTTTGTTCATCTGGTGTAATTTCCAATGATATAATTTTAACTCTAGGTTCAAAGTTATTAATAGTTTGTCGTATTTCTCTATCTAAATTTGATGCCGTGATATTATCAAGTGGTTCAAATAAAAGTCTACGAATATTAGAACCCAAATCTGGTTGAAATAGACGCTCATAATGACTCGTAACCAATAGATTACGAACTGAATGGATGACAGCTTGTTCGTCTTTCCATATGTTAATATCTTTTCTGACAGGATGAATGTTGAAATTCAAGTCCAGGTCGCTGTATTGCCTATTGATTATTGAGGATGCCATGTTCTATTTATGAGTTGATTCTTGACAATAATTTGTCGGTACCAATAAAATCATTGACCAAATACGATTCTGTTTCACCCATATTCACAAACTTTTTAGTAGCATTATAATTATCCACAAAGTTTTTTAGATTGGTGAAATAGATAAAATCAT